CGCAGACGCCATCGGCATCGACGGGAGAGGCCGCGGTTCCGCGCAGCGCGTTCAACGCCCGCTGCAGGAATTTGCCCGCGGTCGGCGAGCCCATATTGATCCCGGCGTCCAGGAGCTTTTCGCCCAGCACCGGGAAGATGGCTCCGATCTGGTCGAACATCGGCTGGGTCCAGAACCGCTTGCGGTAGATTTCCACCGCCCCATCCAGCGTCAGATCCTTCATGGCGCCCTGGAAGCCGAACGCCCGCGCGACCGCGATGGTCACCCCGAAATTCGTCTCCCCGCCAGCGTCTCGGCTGTCGTTGGTATAGCCGCCTTCCTCCGTCGAGATGATCTTGCGGATAACGGTGTCGAAGTCGGCCGGGGCTGCCGCTGTGCCGGACATCACTCTGCTCCTGCCATGCCGGGCTGCGGAAGTTTCGTGGGATCGCGCTCGACCAGCGCCTCCACGCTCTCGAGCACCGGGGTCGCGAGCCGTGCGGCCTGGGATGCGAGCAGCGCTGCGATCTGTGGCGGGACGGAAGCGGCGAGGGTGCGGGCGACGCCCTGCGGCACGCTGTCGGCCAGCGCCTGCACCTGGTCGCGGGAGCCCACCGACGATCCGAGCCAGAAGGATTCGACGCGCGAAAAGCCGGTGATCAATGCCGTCACGATCATCATCGCGAAGGTCATTTTCGCGGGCGCCAGCTCGTCCGGCCCGAAAAGCAGGTAGAGCACCAGGCCGGTCAGCGCCGCGATGATGAGCGATGAGATAATCAGGGCTCCGTTCGCGTTTGCCCCCCTGGCCTGGATCATGGTGCCTCGGGCGTTGGCGGCGTCGGCTGCCTGGGTCTCGAACTGCGCCAGGGCGTCGTCGAGCTGCACCTTCTGCGCGGCGAGCCGCTGGCCCTCGGCCTGCACGGCGATCTGCGCTAGCTGAGCCTGGAGGATAGCCTGCTGGGCGGGCGAAAGGGCATTGACGTCGGCCTGGGTGGGCTGCTCCACCCCCGTTGCCGCTGCCACCGCCGCCACAACGGTTTTGGCTACTGCCTCACCGTTGCTGCCCAGCAAGTTGGGTGCGAGTGTGCCAAGGATTTCCGGCGCGATGGCTCCGATCAGACCACCGGCAATGGCCCCGATCGGCCCGAGGGCCAAGCCTGCCGCGGCTCCCTTGCCCGCGTTGGAGATAATGCTAAGGAAATCTGTCAAGGCTTCGCTCTTCGCAAAAGGATTTCCTGGACCGTGCCCAGTTGGGTGGCCAGCGAACCGTCCGCCTTTTCCGAGCGCGTCACCTCGGCTCCGAGCGAACTTTCCAGAAGGCGCAAGCGTTCGGACATTTCGGACCGGAGCCGGGCGTCAAAATCGGCTGCCTTGGCCTCGTCGCGGGTCTGGATATCGCGTATGGCCGCGGCTTCTGCGGTGACGTCGGCGGTCCAGCGCACGACGCCATAAGCCACGGTGGCTGCTACAATAAGGGACGTGAGCGCGGGCCAGGAGAATTTCAGGGCGCTTGTGGCGACTTCGGCCACGCGGTCGCTGGCGCGCCTTCCCTTGGAAATTGCGCGCGCGGTCTCCGGGAACTCTACGGCAACGTCGGACATTCGTTCTCTCGCCAGCAGCGGGGAGGTTTCCCGTGCGTTATGGCGGAACAGTCTGAAGAAACCGTTTCCTGTCTCAGGCAGTGAAAAGTCACTGGCGACAACAGCGTGTTTTGCAGACGGCGTTGTTCTTGCGGGATAATGTGGAATCGAAGTTGCGATTGGCGACAACGCTGTGCCGAAAAATAATCATGCGACGGTGACTGTGACCGCGCCGCCGGATATCGAGACAAGGGTAACCTGGAAAAGCGGCGCGGGGACGTTGATCTGGGTCAGGCCGGCCTCGGTGATCGGGCTGCCGATCGCATGCCATAGCGTGCCGTCCAGCGACTGCTGCGGCTGCAGGGCGAAGACGGGCGTTCCTGTGGTCGCCGCCACCTGCAGGAGTATGTCCGTGCGCCGCGCGTCTGTCTTGCGATAATCCGGGTCGGTGAGCAGGATGCCCGGCCCTGGCGCCGAGGCGTTGCGCATCACGACGAAGGGGGTTTTGATGTTCATTGGGTTCTCCTTCACTGCATCCAGACTTGGGAAGTTTCCGCGGCCCCTCGCGCAGGAGGCGGCGGGGGAGCGTTGGCCAACCAGACTTCCGCGCCAACCTGGGTCGCGGCGAGAGTGGCTATTCCGGCAAGCCATACCTCGGCGCCAACCTGGGTAACCTGAAGCGGGACGGGCGACCCCGGCGCAGTGCTTGCGGGCACGAGCGCGGCCAGCACGCACGCTCCATCCCCAGGGACAGCCGGCCCCCAGGCTATGGTTGCGCCAGAAAGCACCGAGGGCTCCGGCATCGAGCAAAATCCGGCAAACGAATACCAGATCGCGCCATAGTTGTTCACGATCGCAATGCTGGTGAAGCCTGTGGCCGTTTCCGAAGACCCGGACCACGGGCTGCGCGTGCCGCCAGCAAAGATCAGCATCTCGCCGGCCGCCGCAGTCGAGATTCCGCTGAACGATGCGGTTATGCCGCTTCCGGCCATGGTCGCGGGAAGGCCGGCCGTCATGTCCCACGGGGCTGACGTGTTGGCTCCGTTGACCGCGAAAACGCAAAGCGAGGCATCGTCGAAATTGAAGTCATAGGTGACAGTGACGGTCGCGCCGGAAAGCTCGGCCGAAGCCGGCGCCCACCAGATCTCCATGTCTGCCCCGGCGCCGCTTGCGGCGGCCAGCTTGGCGAACGTCAGCCCGGCGGCTGTGACCCCTGTGACCGCAGGGGCGGTGATCCACTCGGCGAATGCCGCGACGACGATGACATCATTAGGCAGCGACGTGGTGATGGCGGCGGAAACGCTGGCGCTTCGTGAAGCCGTGGCGGTGACCACGCCATCGAACGTGAGTGTTGCCATAGTTGCGCCATTCAGCAGCCAGACCTCGGCGCCAACCTGGGTCACATTGAGCGCGGTGCCGCTGCCTCCGCCACCACCACCGGACACATCGAAGGTCTGGGACGATCCGGCGGTCCATGTGGCGGCCGTGAAGGTCTGCACACTGGCCCAGCCAGCGCCGTCGTTCGAGCACTGCAGTGTCCATGTGGCGGCGCCCTGCCCGGCATAACCGTCAGACCGGCAGGTGATGGCGACTTCGGCGACGGCGAGGCTGTTGCCTGCGCCGTAGTCATACTGCCACCAGCCCGGTCCGTTGGCGTTGCTGCACCAGAACGTGGAGGTGTTGTTGTCACAGGCGTTGGCGGCGACATAACTGCTGTTGGTGTCGAAGGCCGATGCCGTGCCGCCGGAGAACAGCAGCGCGGTTCCCGCCGTCGTGCGGAACTGCACCTCGGCAAGGTTGCAAGCCGACGCTCCGCCCTGCTGCGTCGCGATATAAATCCGCCAGAAACGGAATGCCGCCCCGTAGGACCAGACAGGCGGCGCGGTGAACGTCTGTGCTGTTCCGGCGCCCCATGCGCCGGCTGTGCCGGTGAACAGCGTCGTCCACGCCGATCCGTCATCCGAATACTGCAGCGTGGGATCTGACGGACCCTGGTTGGCATAGGCGTCATTCCTCGGTGTCAACGCCATTGCCGCGACCGCAACCGACGCCCCGCTGCCGAAGTCATAGCCCCACCAGCCCGGCAGAGCCGTGCTCCCCCACCAGGTGCTTGTGTTGCCATCAAGCAGGTTGGACGGAGGATTGCCACCGGTGCTGTAGTCACCGCCAGTGCAGACCGTGCCTCCGGTCAGCAGGTTCGGGCCCCCGGCAACAGCCTGTAAGCTGATTTCCGAAAGGGCGATGAGGCTCCCGTACACGGACGCGGTTGCGTAGAGCCGCCAATAGCGGTGGCCCGCCGCCGCCACGGTGAAGCTCTGGGTCTGCCCGTTGGTCCACGTTGGGGCGGTGAACGATTCAGCTGTTGTCCAGGTGCTGTTGTCGTCAGAATACTGGACATCGAAAGCATTCGGGTTGCAGGCGCTGTTGCCGTCGTTACGGGTTGTCAGGGTGACGTACCCGACGTTGACCGCTGATCCCGCTCCGAAATCATACCCCCACCAGGCCGGAACGGCGGAGTTGGCCGACCACATCGTGGACGGGTTACCATCGCAGGCACAAGAGGGGAGGTATCTCGAATCATAGTAGGACGAGGCCGAGGCGGTCCCTCCGCCGATCAGGTTCGTTCCGCCAGCGGCAGCCGACATCACGACTTCCGCCAGCACAGGGTAGCTTCCGCCTGACCCTGTGATGTTAATTCGCCAGTAGCGGTGACCAGACATCAGGAAATGACCTTGATCCCGACATGCGCCGAGTTGACCGTGGTCACGGTCCACGCCGCCCCGGTCGGATCAACCGGCAGGAACCCCTGCAGCACTCCCCAGCCGCTGCCGGGCGATCCGCTGGCAACCGTCGTGTCTGCGCTGCCGTTTGCAATTAATTGCACGCCTGCGGTCCGCTCACCGGAACCGCCTTTCTCGACAACGGCAAAGTAGTTCACGCCAACGATGCCAGCGGTCGTCAGCCCGAGCGGCGACAGGCTGTAAAGATCTTCCTGGCCGACGGTGGCGCTGGAAACGTAAGTGGACTGTGCCTCCTGTGCCGTTCCGACCAGGGCGTAATTCCCCGCACCTCCGGTCGGTGTCGGCGCGAACTGCGTCTGCACGGCTCCAGTCGGAACTTGTTGGACAGCCCGCAAATCTCCCAGCCAGCCGTTTGGCGCCGCGCCCGAACCGGAGGACAGGAACAGGTCGTCGAGCTGGAACGGGCTGCCGCCCTCGGCGGCGAGCGAGATGGCATTGGCATAGCTGTTCCCGGAGCCGGCCTGCGTGTTGACGTTGGTCAGGGTGCACACCGGCGTCGTGCTGCCGTCCTTCCTGAGCTGCACGCTTCCTGCCGTCGTGCTGAAAACAACGCAGAACTGGTAGCTGTCCCATGTGTCGTAGGCAAACACGCCGGAATACGTGCCTAGGTTGGTCCCGTCGATGCCTCCCGACTTGACGTAGACCGTTCCGTCGCCCTGGAAGACCAGGCTGCATTGGGCGTTGGTGCCGTCAAGAAACTCCAGCGCCATCCGAAACCCCGAATAGCCGGATGTGGAGCCGGACACGGTTCTCGACTTGAGTCTGATCGAGCCATAGACCGTGCTCTCGTTCGAGCCGGTGGTGAAGGACGCTGTTCCGATGACGCCGGTATTGTATGCGGCGACGGCCTGTCCCGATTCAAAGGCGGTGTTCGTCGCAGGCAGCAGGGAGCTGAAATTGTTGACCTGCCACCGCTGCGAAATGTCGCTGACGGAGCTGTAGAAGTCAAAAGAGTCTCCCAGAAGAAACATTTGGATTACGTCTCCTTCGGCTTGCGTTCGGTGCGACGTTTCCGTCTGACCTCCGACGACCGCGCCTTGAGCCTGAGAAAGAGGGCGTCGAGATAGTGCAGCACGGCGTCATCTCCAATGCGCGCCAGGCTGCCTCTGATCGACTCCTCCTCCTCCGCCATCTCCTTGGCGACACGGGCAAGCGCGTGGAGGTCGTCGGCTCCCAGCTTGTCTGCGAGCGCCCAGATTTTCCCGACCGCACTCTGCACTTCCGGCGGCCAATGCTTTTCGGGCTTGTAAGGCATCACTGCCTGATGCCGACCATAATGAATCCGACGTCGCCCAGGCCCGCATCGACGGCCGGCGCGGACGCGACAAGGATGTCTCCCGCCAGCAGGTTCACCGCAGCGGTTGGCCCGTCAAGCGTGGGCACCACGGACGATGTTCCGAAGGTCACCGTGCCGATCGGCACCGTCACGCCGCCCCGGATATAGCTCACCGTGAACACCGTCGCGGCGGTGACCCCGTGGGCGCGGCAGATTGCGGCCGAACCCGTCCACCCGGCCGGGATCTGCACGGGGTCGGGCAGCGGCAGATACCAGTAGTTCGTGGAGGCGGACGGGTTGCCGGCGACCGACAGGACAAAATCAGCATGCCACGCGGACCCGGGCAGAGACACCCAGGACGGGGCCGCTCCTGTGCCGCCTGACTTCAGAACCTGTCCGGCCGTGCCGGGCGCCAGCGCCAGCCATGCCGTCGCATCGCGGTAGAGTAAGGTGCCCTCGGCCGCGCCAATCGTATCGAGGATGGCGCCGATTGTGGTGCCTGCGGCCGGCGCGGCAGCCCCGGACAGGTTTGCCATGACGGCACCGTTGGCGATGCTCGCAGCGGTCACCACCACGCTGATCGTGTGGCAGTTGGTGCCGTCGCACAGGATCAGCGACATGCTGGCCGGCGCGGCGGACACCGAAGTCCCGGATGCGCCCTGCACCGCCACGGCGAACGTCCCGGTGTTGTTCACGAGGAACAGCCGCGGGACAAGCGGCACAGTCAGGACGGCGCCCGATGTCTGGCCGGAACAGGTAAAACTGATCGCACTGGCGAACTGCGCGGCCGATAGCGTGGCCGCGTTTCCCGTGGCAAGGCTCACAGCCAGGGTGGCGTTGGTGGCGTTCTCCAGCGCGAGGAAGCCGTCGTTGATTGTGATCTCTTTTTGGTTCTGGTTAGCAGCGACCTGCTGGATTCCCAAAATCGGCGTTGCCGTGGAGCCGGACATCCCCTGATCCTCAATATGGCGGAAGGTCGCAGGCGCCGGGCAGCCCGTGCCCGACAGTGGCGCTGTTCTGGAAGACGACGAGATGCAGCGTTGACGTGGAGGGAACGAAACCGTCCGCCGCCATCTCGGCCGCAGTGTAGAGCAGTGCCGGCACCGTCAGCCCCAGGAAGGAGCGGACGAAGCTGGCGGGCGTCACACGGTTTGCGGCCACTCCATTATACGGCGCGGCCAGGATGTAGGCGTCGTAGCTCTCGGACTGCTCGCAGAGCGGGACCGAACTCAAACCGTCCTGAAGCTGCCCGCCCATCCGCGTGCGCCGGAACCACCCCACGGCAAGGTCGGGGCCGCTCGGCTGCCGCTGGAAGTTGACCGGGGCATAGGGCTTCCTGTCCATGCCGAGAAACGTGAAGCTGACCGCCGCCACTGAATCCAGCGTTGTGGAAGGCGGCTGCAGTTTGAAATACTCCGGCGCCCCGATACGGGCCAGCGCCAGCACATCCATGCTCCAACTCGTATCGAGGATGATGATCTTCTCTCCGGCCACATGCGTTCCGCACGCCCACTCCGTTCCCCGCCGGCCCCGCGTGAAGGTCGATAGCGTGATTGTGCCGTCGTTGTTGTAGCTCGCGTTCCTGAACTGGATGATCTCCTGGCCGACCAAAGCCGCGTTGGCTCCGTTGACGAAATCAAGCCAGCTTACCGATTCCAGGTCGAGGGTCGTGGTAACCATCGCTATTGTAAGCTGGCTGGTGTTGTCGGTGGCGAACGGGGTTACGGTTGGCGGCAGCGCATTCAGGCAGGTGCCCCACGAGGCTGTATTGGAGAGCACGTCAACCGCGTTGTAGCTTGTGCCGTCGGCCGACATCTGGAGCGTGGACCTGCTGATCTGGCCGTAGGCGCAAGCGCAGTAATACGCCACGAACCCGGCTCCTCCGGTATCGTCCTGGTCTCGGAGCAGCGGAAGATTGGCCAGGTAGAGGGATGCGTAGGCGCCCGGCTCTTTCGCCGCCTGCACATACGGATTGGGCCGCGACTGGACCGTTGTTGACTGGGCATAAGGGCTTCCGGCCGCGTTCCATGACGGGATGGGAGCGGGCGTTGGCGCGGCCGGCAGCGGGCCAGGGGGAGTGGGGGCGGTGATTCCCGACACCGGCTCAGCCCGTGTACGTCGTCTGGTCGAGACCTGTGAACGTGGCCTTGACCGTGTAATCGGCGCCAAGGTCTATCGACGCCACCCGCACCGTGTAGGCGAAGCCATTGTTGAGTGAGACCACCACCACGTCGGCGGGATCTAGGAAAAGCCAGTCCAGGCCGAGCACGGTGGAGAAGGTGTCGCGCTCCGCCCAGCAGGTCCAGAGGGCGGTCTGCGCAATCAGTTGCGCGTCGGACAGCCCCATCACGATCGGCAGGGATATCGTCTGCCGCTGCCGCGTTTTCACCGTTGCCACAGGGGCATTCGTGCGCTTGGAATACGCGACGTTAGGCAGGCATTCGTTGTTGAAATCGCTGAAGTTGACCAGGATCGTCACCGGAAGATCCTGGTCCTGACTGCGGGCGTGCTCCCAATAGTTGCCTTCCTCCGCGTTGCCGGCGGAAGCCAGGTCGGCTTGATAGAGCTGGCCGTAATAGAGCGGAGGCCCTCCGCGCGTCACGAACTTGACGGCGTAATCGGACTCGATGACATCGAAGAAAAACGCCTGCTGTAGCTCCTTGATCGCGTCGGCTCCGGTCTTGATGCCGTCGAAAACGTAGCCGGCGACCGTAACATTGGCAAGCTCCGTCACGTTGATCTGGTCCGACGTCAGCCCACAGCGCAGGCAGATGTCAGTGACAATCGACTGTAGCGGGCAGCCGTTGGCGAACGCCAGCCCGAAGAACGCTTGCGTCGGCGGGCTGCCAACCCAGATCGCCGAGTTTGACGCCGAGTTGTATATCGGATCGAACCAATAAGCGTTGGCGGGGATGCCGTCGGTTCGGTAACCGCTGAAGATCACCTGGGCAGACCGCGTGTCGATGACAGTCCACCAACCGGGCGTAGACCATCCTAGAGTGCCGTTGACATAGCTCTGCGGGTCTAGGGCCGGGGAGCCGCCGGTGAACGTCCAGACAACTCCTGTAGCCCGGCTCCATTTGCGCATACCTGCGCCACCGCCACCAAGCGACCCGGATATTATGATCGTGTTGTCGGCGGTGTCGTAGACCGCACCGTTGTAACCCCCCCCTCCTGGGATCGACCCGATGTGGTCAACCTGGATGCTGCTGGCGCCAAAGCACGTGACGAGATAGATCTCGAACGTGGTGCCGTCCACTTCGTCCCAGTTGATGACATAGGCTTCCGTGTAGGTCGGATACTGCGCCCCGAGCACGGCGGCGGATCGCGCCCACAAGAGGTCATTGTAGATAAACGGAGCGGCGCCGATGAGCGGGGATGCGCTTGTCGCCAGCGCGTCCACTAGCCAAGGGTCTCGGGAGACCCCCGAGGGGATCTCAAGCCGCGCCGCCGGGGCGCCATAGACATATTGAATCTCGCTTTCGCACCAGAGGACGCCAAGGGCGCCATGCAGCAGCGACAGGCACAGCAGATACTCGCCGGAACCGCTTACCGGAACCACGAGAAGCTGGGAGGACCACTGGAACGATGTCTTGGTGTTCGTCAGTTCGGAACTGTATTCCCCCCACGTGCCGGTGACCAGCCCGGCGTCGGTGTCGTAGCGGAAAATCTTGCAGGTGTTTCCGGCGAAGGGTTGGATATAGATTGCGCCGCCTGGGGAAACTGCGGCGGTCTCCGAGCCAAGGCTGAAATAGGATGGCACATTCAGACGCCCGATCTGCGCCATGGACGCGATCGAGTAAACATCGAAGCGCGAGTTGTCTGCGTCGGAGACGTAGACAACGCCTTTGGCCCAGTCAATGAGGGCCATGCGCTAGCCTCCGAACGCCGTGTAGGTCAGCTCAGGGAGATAACCCTGTGGCGTGGTGCATATTTCTGCCGAAATCTGCGGAATGCGGTAACCAAACCGGGAAAGGTCCACATCCTGAAACATCAGGTAGCAGATGCCGCGGAACGCCGGGGCCGCGTCGGAAGCGCCTGGCACGTTCTTGCTGACCCAATCCACCACAAGCGGATCGGCGACTTGCGTTTCCGAGCCTGGATAGAAATAGAATTGCGTGTTGTGGTACTGCAGGTTCCAGGCAACGCTGGCGCTGTAGAGTATCTGCCCGTCAGCCCAAATGTTGATGAGCTGGCCAGGACCTTCGCAGAACGCGTAGGCGAACGAGCACTGCGTGGTTGGGGCGGACGTAAGCTGCGAGATCAGGCTGCCCTTTCCTGATTTGACATTTTTGTTCTTCAACGGCCCGCACCAGATCATCTGGCCAGCGCAACGGGCAGACCCATAAACGATGGGAATCGGCGAACCCCACGAGGAGTTCGCTCCGACGTTTGGCGTAGCGTTGGCGTTGCCTTTTTTGTGGTCAAGCGTGTTTTGCAGCAACGTGCCGGCGACAGCGCCAAGCGTGCTGCCGAGCATCCCGCCGAGAGGGCCGCCAAAATAAGAGCCGATATAGTTGCCTGCGACGGTCAATGCCATCTGCGCCATGGCTCAGCCTCCTTTGCAATTAATTGCAAATGGTTCACGTCAGTCCTGCAGCCCCGGAAACGCGCCGGCCTCGACCAGCAACAGGGAGTCCCGGCCCCGCATAATCGGGTCCTCGCTTACCTTGTGGGCTACCATGGCGGCGTGTATCACCGTAGGGATGCCGTCGCGCATCGCCATGATGCCGACGTGACACGGCAGCTTGGCCTGCCTGAACACGCCGACAACCCCAATATGGCTCTCATCGGCACGGACGAAGACGAGCTGCCTGCGGAGATGGTCGAGCAGGGCTACCGAAGATGGATCACGTGGGTAGTCCGTGCGGTCATCCACCGAGATTCCGAAAGCCCTCGCCACGCACACAATCAGTCCAATGCAGTCAACACCGGACCGGCTTCGCCCCTGATGGCGCCACCTTGTCCCCAGCCAGCGCCGGCTCTCCGCAATCACGTCTTCCCGTGTCATCACGAATCCGGGTATTTCATCATCTGGTCGAGCCCGGGGAGATCCGGCTCGCCGCGGAAGTTCGGCATGTTGTTGTATCGGTAGCGGCATGTCTCCCTGGTCTTGTCGCAGCCGGGCTGGTATCGGAATGTGTCGCCGGGCGCTATGGGATAGGGCATCGACATGAAGAGCTGCATATAGCCCGAGGCGTAGTCAAACGTCTTGATTTCCATGCTGCTTCCGGCGTTAGGCCCGGTCAGCCACGTGCAGAGTCCTCCCGCCAGGTAGGCATCGCCGGCCGAACCTGCGCCGGCGAAGTTGGATATCTGAACGACTCCGTTGGGGTCGTTCGCCTTTGTGATGTTGCCGGTCTCCGTCGGCACCGTCTTGCTGATGATGACGCTATGGACGTTGTCCACCGAAAACCACTCGGTCGCGGTTGCCGGAAAACCCGAGGCGTGCGCGCCGTTGATGGAGCTGGCGAGCAGCTTGACCCAATCAGTGGAATTGAGCGTGTAGCTTGCCATGCAATAATAGTTGAAGGCTCCAACCTGCACATTGACGGCCATGCCGACGGTGCCCTCGCCGGTGAACGTGACGGTGGCCATGGTCTCGTCCTGGCCAGGGGTATAGCTTACACCCGTCACGAATGCCGAGTTGTAGTTCCATGACGATACGACAGTGCCGTTACCCGTGTACGCTGCAAGGTTCACCCCGCACTTGGGGTCCCCAAGGTCAGCCCGGCACAGCGGCGAATAGACATCGCCGATCACAGTCGTCAGCGCCTTGTTCAAACCCTGCAGTTCTACCGAGAACGAGCCTGTCGGATGCACCACTACCTCGCCCAGCCAGCCGCTGCGCAACTTTAGCGGCCCCATCGCTTCCGGGGCCGCCCAGTTAACCAAAAAGATCTGCACCTCGGCGTGGTCAAACAGGCCGAGGATAAGGTCTTTCTCGGAAATTTCGGCGTTGTCCAGGATGCCGATCACCTGCATGTTGTCCACCGCCATCGTGTCGTTCGCCGACACCGCGGAGCGCATGAACCCGGTGGCCGCCAGATAGGTGTCGCCACGAAACTGGATATCGGTGTCGTGGTCGGTGAATGCGAACACCCTGCCGTCTTTCCGCGTGATAAGGACGCACGTGCAGACCGAGGTGACCCTGCCGGAAAGGTGAGCGCGCAGGCTGGAATTTACCCCCTTGGGCATCAGTCGGCCGCCAGCAGCTCTACGAGGGTGATGCCGCCCCAATTGAACTCGCCAAACTCCTCGATCGTGACCTTCATTTCGTCGTTGTCGAAGCGGACAGGAACATCGAACTGGCATGCGACCCAGAGCGGGGCTCCGCTGGTCGCCGCGATGGCGCCGCCCACGGCAACAATTCCGGTCGTTGTATCAACGGAGAAATCCGTGGTTGGCTCTCCATTGCACCAAACCTGGACGGTGCCGGCCACGGGCTTGAGAATCGTCCGCACATAGGAAGCTGCGGAGTCCTCATAGAATTTGACAATCTGGAAGTTTGTCGTCGATCCGTCGGTTGCGCCCAGCCACCCCGCTCCCACTCCGTCGTTCGGAACCTGGAAATCCTCCCACGCCTTGAAGCGGAACCCATAGGCACGTCCATTCCTGGCATAAAAAAAAGCTAGGAGCGCATTGAGGTCTTCCTGGGTCTTTACTCCCTGCGTGCAGTCCCACGTGCCGCGCGCTTGGGACCAGTCAATGTTTCGCCTCTCGTACCCGCTGCTCAATGTAAGGATTGTTGTGTGGAATTTCGGCCCGCCAACGACGCCATAGGCAATCTGAGGCGGAAATTGAACCTCGTGGAACGCCGCCACAGGCT